TGTGCTCTTAATGAACTGTCTAGCCACCACGTCCATCTTGGTGGTGGTGTGGTTTGCCGGCTGGGTAAAGAAAAACGTGCTCGTTCTTTTGGTTTCAGTTCTGAGTATAATCCTAGTAAACCACCCATGGCTTCAACCACTGTTTCATCTACGCCATAGCTGCTTATTAGAGCCTGCCTTGTTAGTGTAGACTGTGGTCGGGAACATGCCACTACTACTTTTAATAACCTCATAGGTACACTTGGCTTGAACGGTAATTCTATTGTTTTTGGTGTCTTGTGATTCCTATTCAACTTATCGAAATCCACAGCGGCATGGAGGTTTTTATTATCCCTGTATTTTGTTAATGCAGCCATGTTGGTGACTGCCATTTCTGCCTGTAGATGCCCGCACAGTCTGGGATCCTTTGCTACAGTTGGGAATCTGGCTATCTGTTTTTCTGCCCAGTCTTGTGATCCTTTGGTGTTTCTCAAAACCATAATCCCGGGTGGTCTCTTAATTGGTATTAAAGGTGTTTCGACATCTCCCCATATGGGTGGGGAGCCTCGTGGTGCCCTAAAATCCCACCAGTTTATTTTCCTAGTTTTCCTTTTCTCAACATCATAAGCATTCATTACTCTGTTTAATATCTTCCTAGCTGCTTGCTGGGTTACCTTGATAGGTAGCCCTCTTATATGTGCTTCCCACATCTTGGAGTTTACTTCACCCACCAAAGTGTCTAACCATCTATAACTGGTTTTGTACCAATTTCCACTAGTCAGTTGTCCTAGTGCTGCTGCCAATGGTTGCGAAGGTATTCCTTCATCATCTAACCATCTTTGCAAGTATTCATGTGTTGGGGATAGTTTGTCGCCGGTCATTTGTTTTTCTGGTTTGATTGAGAAACCGGCTCTCCCATGACACAATAAATAGGCTAAGGCTGACTTCCAGTCATCAAAGGCGGCATCTTCATCATCACCGGTCATCATGATGCTATGTCTTTTGAAACCTGGGTATATTTCTTTTGCTGCATCCGCCATTATAGAAGCATAAGCATAGTGCAACATACAATTATCTCTTGCTGTATTCCTACTTCCACTATACAGACCTGCTAACACTCTAGTTTTAATCCCATCCTCAAATTCTACCCATGAATTTAAGTGTGAAAGGGCAGTCCACACCGCTGATAATGCTTTTTGCGTTTTAATCTGACCATCAGCAACACTTCCTAACCAAGCCTGAGCCAGCTTAAGGTCAGTTAGTGATAGAGCAGTCAGTTCATGTTCAGAATTATAATCACTATAATCTAGGCTTAGGAAAAAACAGTTTGTACCATATAAATAATGCAAATGTACCCAGGTTGCAACATCTTCAGGGGCCTGTTTTGCATATATTCCTTCTTGTGATATTGCTCCTTCCATCCCCACAGAAGCATAAGCCGCCACTGTAAATTCAGTATCAGCCTCAGCGTATAATGCGCGGTTTTTATTTGCTAGCTCGTTTTTTGTGCTTTTTCGTGGGAACTTTGCCGGTTCACTTCGCAGCATCTTCCCATATGCTTCTTTGTCCATAAGGGCATATGTTACTCTCTTGTTGGCTCTTTCTCTCGAGTCTAGTTGTAGGTTTCCTTGAGTTTGTGTTTTCTTCTTAGCGAGATTGCCCATGCTTGATGAACCAGAAGGAGCCCAGGCAGACCTTGATTTCCACCATGTATCTGCATCTTCCAAGTTACCATTCACCAGCTCTGAAACGGCTAGCCCTGATATTCTTTCTAAATAGAAAGACAGTTTTTCATACCACATTACCCTATCTAGCGAATTTTTTGTGGGATAATAGTGTGTCGGTGTGTTAACAGTTCTCCTTGTTTTTTCTGCTTCCCAATCTGCAGATTGATTTGTTCTTTCGAGTAGATTGGGGAATTTTCTCAAGAGGTTAGCCAAGTGGTATGAATCAGCCTTGGTCAACCCTTGTACTTTCTGCATTCTCCTTAAACTTGGTAACTTAGGTTTTATTTTATTGAATAAGCTTAAGACTGAGTGGTCAAACCAATTCATTTTTTCAAGAAACTCCAACACCACATAGTTTAGTGCTGCGGTCCATAGCATGAAACCTACCACTGCCCATTCCTTCATTCCTACATTTGCATTTAATATTTTTAACAGATAGTTGTTATTTCTACCAGTTGTTTCTTCATTAATTATGCCAGGCATATCCACCACGGTAAGTACAGCTGTACCGCCTTTAGCCTCCGTTCCGGTGATGAAGTGTTTTTCTCTGTTCTCCCAATTAAGTTCATTAAAATCGTTGAACACCTTTTTGTTCTCGACTCTAGGCAAACTCAAGTCCAAGCTCAACCCCACACTCCAGTAGTCAGCGGGTGTAGCCACACCATCAAAAAATCGCACTCGGAGGTACGACAATTGCTGTTGACTCAATATGTTTTCTGCCTGAGTTAGCACATTCATGAGTCCGCCATATCCAGTGGCCCTTGTGTCGACAAGGGCCCTCCGGAGGTTGGTACTTCTGAGACATCCTCTGCAGAAGGTCCAGCTGACCCACTGTCTGGTTCCTCTGACATGCTCGGTGGGATGTCTGGGACAGTGGTTGTTGGATCCGCCACGTCCGCTTGCGTAGCTGCAGGCGACGGCCCAGGCGGCATAGCGCCACCCTGTGACGGAACGGGAAAATCCGCTTCAGGCGTCAACGGCGGTAGGTCATCATTCCAGTTCTCGGGTACTTCTCTCTCGGGGAGTTTGGTCTCTTCTTCGAATTCTGCAAGCCATTTTTCAGCTAACCTACCTTCCTCAGTAGCAAGATCAAATTCATAATCCCCGTTGTGAAAATATTTCCGATCAAATTCTTCCCTGGTGTTAGGTTTCTGTGGTGGTGGTGCGAGCTTTTTTACTAAGTCATCGACTGCCTTCTGGAATTTTTCAGAGTCTTCTCCCATACTCATATAGAAATCCATGATTCCTTTCTTGGGATTCGAAGGCCCCTCAGCTTTCTCAAGCCTAAAATTACCACGTGGCACACCTGATTGGTCCTTGCTCTTCTTGAAACCATTAGCTATGTGATTGTCCCAGTCCAAATCACCAGGAGATGAGATATGGGTTAGAACCTTACCCGGAAAACCAGCATAATCTGCCAGGGTGCCACCGAATTCTAAGATGGCTGGTGCCATATCGTCTAAATCAGCAGCTTCATCTGGTAGTGTATACCCAAGACTTCGCAGTTCTTCAGTGGAGACTGCTGGATTGCGGCCCATTACTACTGCCAAATTGTCTGATTTTACCGAGAAGTCACACAATTTTTGAGTAGCTACATGGCTGTTACCAAGTGCCGCCACTCTGCGACACAAGGCAGCTACGTCCTTGCAAATAGTCTGCCTTTCTTTAAAAGGTATAGGTGGTAGAGCCGTTGCCAGGCTTATACCGGCTAGCTGAGTACTGACAGTGGGCGTCACTGCATTGAAGTAATGGTCCATGGTCATCCCCTGTGCTATGTCTTTTCCGTTGTAACTGGTTTCATAAGCTGAGAACAGTGCGCCCCACACACCGCCTGTCAAATACTTCTTAACTCGCGCTAGTCTATCAGCTTGAGTTTTCCCTATCCTCAGCCCTGAAGATTCCCCGATTTTCTTCTCCTGAGCTTGTTCTTTGATCTTGTCCGCTATGAGCGCGGCTAATCGATCTTTTTCTTCGCTTGGGTGCTCTGGCTCTGGATTGGGTTTTCCTAGGTCTTCGTCGTTCTTCCCTGCGGTTGTAGCACCACTACTCAAGAAGACGCCAACACCATTATTGGGAGTTGGGCTTGACCAATCGGGCCGCCAGGAAGTGTCGGGTCCCCCTACAGAACGCTGTGAGAACCAATCCCATGATGACTCTCCTAATCGATGGCGATACAGTTTCATTGCATCGGCGTCCGTCCTAGCTTTTGCAGTAATGACCACTTCACGTCCACTGAAGAGTGAAAAATTGGGTAATGGTCTGTCGCAGAGAACGTTTCTGTAGTTGTTGCGTACTGGTAAAGGATGGCAGTTGAAGGATATCTCACGTGGCCTCCTTTCCCAAAAATGCATTTCCACATTGCAGAGTTGTAGGGCTTCAAGAGTTCCACAATCCACGGCGTTAAACACTTCTGACACCTGATAATAAAGCCCGGGCTGGATGATTTCACGTGCTCTCTTTGGCTGAGTTAATGCTGCGAGTGACATACTTGGAACCGTCGGGAACATATCATAAGCCTCCTCCCAAGAAAAAGCTACCTCAGACAATTTTTGCATATCCTGCTTCAAATACTCGCCAGCAGGACGTAGATTAGCGATAAATTTCCCAACTCTCACTTCTATAGCCAGCTTGCAGACAGCCTTGCAGGCCAGGGCTAGAGCAGGCACATAGCCAGTGGCCCTTCTATCGAATAAGGTGAGCATTCGCCGCTTAGATGCCTCATCTTCTTCCACATACACACGTTTAACTGTCATTCCGTGATCCCATATCACTTCTTGCATTGCAGCTCCTAGAAGCTGGTTTCTGAGTATGAGCTCAGCTACCAGGGTGACCGGATTCGGTGGGTCAGTTATCATAGTGGGATTTAAGGCGTCAGCAGCGACTGAAAGTGGAGTTAGCGCACCAGGGCTTAGAAGCAGCACTGGTAGGCTGATATGCAGCCTTCCTGCACAGTAGATGGGGTCTAGATGTTCATGGTGACTATGCAGCAGGCTTCCTACAGAGCGTATGTGTTGCATCAACATGTCCGTTATGCCATACTGGGCACACCATAGAGTACAAGCATTCCAGACCTGATGACTTGTGAATGCGTCATACGTTGTGTTGTGTTCTTGGATACTAGTATAGTACACGCCCACACTCCCCAGTGCAATGGGTTTGGTGATGATGGTGGGTAACGAGGTAGACTGCTCAGTCATTTGCGTCTCCGCGACGAGTTTTCTCAACACAGAGAGTACTAGAGCTTCCTGCCCAGCAACTTTTGTCAGATCAATGAATAGAACAGAAGTATCAGCAAGCCCATCAGTTAAGCATGCACGCAAACGAGCAACACTCTCAATGCGTGCTGCATCGTTCACGGCCCCGCTCACAGTTGGTTTTAAATTTTCTCGTTCCATCAACACATGATACCACCACATCTGTGCCATTTTGAAAACTAGTCGTGTGGGATCGAATATTTTGCTTTTCAGACCAAAAATCAACCCAGCGTCGCTTCCGGTGAGCTTAGCTTCATTCCCACGGAGAAAAAAGGCGTTTGCTGCGTTCAACGCCGCTGAAAAATTGCGATCAATCACTGGGTTTTCCAGTGCTGCAACAGCAGGTTGAAGGGGTGGTATGGGGTGGTGTTGATAGGGACCAGTTTCTAGCATGTAAACGGGTTTACAAGGCACCAACTCACGCCCAATTACTTGTCTGCTCATTTCCTTATCGTCTTTAAGAGCATACACATCAAAACGCCTGTCTGCCGAAAGCAAAGATTTTTGGGGGTCAAGATGTGAATCATGGTGGAAATCAACATGTTTGATTGTGTCAAGCTCAATATTAAATTGAGTGACTTGGCGTTCAGTGTAAACGTTGGTATTGTTTACTTTCCCCAAAGGGGCTGAATGCGTCTCAGCAATGTTTAATGCGTCCTTAATAGAAGTCATATTGTTTCAATTTTATTGTCTCAGTTCAATAGTGTTTTTTAG